GTCCGGTCGCAGATGCCGTCCTCGTTGAGCCATTTTTCCGACTCAACGATCTGCGCTATCTGTCCGGTTCCGCGGGTGATGCCGTTGGCGACCCGGTTAAACTCGATGAGCGTTACGCCAAACTTCTCAGCGATTTCGCTGCCGGTTACCGGGCGGCCGCGCGTCTGAATCATCCAGATAACGCGCTCGCGGAGGCCCGAGAATTGCCCGGTTCGCCCGGGCCTGCGGTAGAAGGGTGTGCGTTTCATTCGAGCTCCAGTATGCGGCGCTTAGTGTCCGCAACAAGTTCGAGGAAGTCTTTTCGGCGCGCTTGTAGCCGGGCTATTTCTGATTCACATTCAGCAGCTGTAAGGCGATAGACGATGAGCTGCTTACCGTCCGGGAAGTCTGAGCAGTAGCTGATGAAGTCCACCCAATCCCTGCCGGAGCAATCAAGGTGACCGACCAGTTGCCATCTGTATGCCGGATCGAAGGAGCCGCGGGTGAGGGTGGAGTAGTGAGTGGCGGCAATGACAGACTTAATTTCAACGAGTCCGTCCTGGCCAACGAGGCCGTCGGGGCTGTCACCATACGTTTCGTGATCAAAGAATCCGCCGTTATCCACGTCGACGAAGTTCATATCTTCGTACAGCATGCGGGCAATTGGCTCCTGTTCGTGCCCGCGCTCCATGTGGTCGTTTGAGAAGCCAAACTCAGACTTGCACCCCTTAATTTGCTCAAGCGCCAACTGAAGGGCGTAACGCTTGGCTGGTTCACCAAAAGCCTTCCCATCGTTAGCCATGATCAGGCCGAAGTTTGAAGCGGTTGCCTTACCCAGGCGAAGAGCATCCCACTCTTCACCGTTTTGCTCGACGTCGTGCCAGATCATGATGAACACTCCTGCTCAAGCTGGCGGCGATGCTCTGGAGAAATGTCCATTCTCGCCAGCACTGCATCAAGGTTTCCGTCGCGCTTGAAAGCTGCTTTAGCGTTATTCCATGCCTGCGTTTTATCCGGCGAAAGCACTGGCTTTGTGACGCGCGCCGGGCTTAAGCGGAGACCTTCAACCGATTCCTTTCCGAACCGGACATTTTTATCGACGTAGACCGTTACCTTTACGCCAACCCAATCTTCAAGGAATGGCGAGCCGGTAATGCTTTTCAGCATCTTGCTGTTCGTGGCATTCAGAATCATCGGCTTGAGCTTTTCGCCGGGGCGAAGCTCGCGCTCTTCAAAATAAGCGGTGTTAAAAACGTCTTTGGATTTTTTGGTTTTGTCGTTTTCTAACGTTGCCCGGGCGATCGTCAGAACTGTAGGCTCAACGATGTCGGCACTGCTCAGGTATGGAGAGTCAAAAGCCTTTCGGTAGTGAGTTTTAGATTCAGACATTTCATGCATCCTTAAAACGGGCAGCCGGTACGGTGCTCCCAGTCGTATTCCGCCTGGGCGTAAGCAACTGCCGAAATGAAATCGTTGTAGGCCTCGCCAGCTTTATCGCTGCGAAGTCCTTCGTATGGGCTGGAGTCAATCGGAACCGTGAAGTGGAAGAGGCCGGACGGCTCTTTTGGCATCATGTCGATGATTTTCTGCGCCCGTTCGTCGATCCACTTCTCTTTCTCGTCGGTGAGCTGCTGCTCAACCCACCGCCGATCTTCGATGCGGTCGTAAGTGAGGTATGCGTTCATGACTGAACTCCTGAAATTTGGATGTGCAGATCC